CGACATGAGACGAACCAGTACCAGGAATTACAGCTTCACCTCTAGCACCTGCTGAGTAGCGTTGCATACTTGCAGCCATCTTTGATGCAGGAATTATGTATTCACTCTCTCCAGCCTCTCCTATCAGCCCAAGAGTAGGTCTTGTAGCCATACCTCCAGTAGAGAAAGGCTTAATACCATTTCCAAAATAAGCACCTTGAGCTGCGGTAGCAACTTTAGGAAGATCAGATACTGAACCTGTTGTTACTCCTCCAGAACCAAAAGGTAAAGCATTTAAAATTGCTTTTTGAAGAATTATTTGAGCTATTTGTTTTAAAATGTCACCTAAAGATTCTTTTAGTGTCTTAGTTCCATCTATTAATCCTTGAATTGCATTAGTTAATCCACTAGCAAGTGCTTCTTTAATTCGATCCCATTCAATTGCAATGTCTTTTTGTACTTGAGAATATTGTTTCAATTTATTTGTTCCTTCTTCTAATTTTTGATTTCTAATATCTAGTTCTCCATTGATTTCTTTTAATTTTATAAAATTCTCATCATTATCTTTTTTGTTTTTAATATTGTTTCTTATTGTTTGTTGAAGTGCTTTTTTATCTTGTTCTAACTTTTCAGTTCCTTTAGCAAAAATTGTTTCTAAATTTGCTATCTCAGTCGCTAAAGCTTCATTCATTCCTCCTTGTTTTAAAGCAACAATACGTTGATCTAATTCAAATTGTTCTTTTTTAGTTTTTAAAAATTCCTCTTCTTCTGATAAAGCAGACTTTATTCCAGTTTGAGCTTCTTGTCCTACAAATGCTGGAGTAGCTGCTTCTAATACTGGTTGAAGAAGTTTTTGTCTTGCAGCACCTCCTATCCTGTCGCCTCCTAATTCTGTAAATCTGTCTACTGCTGCTTTAATTGTAGGATCATCAGATTGTTTAGCGAAAGTTAATACTCTTTCTTGTCTAGCACGTTTAGATAGCCCTAATAATTTGTCTATCCCAAGCAAGAACCCTGCTGCACTAGATTGAAGTTTTAAAATTCCTGCTTGCATCTCTATCATTAAAGTAGTCCAAGCTTCTCCAAAATCTTTTAATCGTTGAACTCCTACTTGTCCAATTGTTGCTGTTAACTGTTTGACTGCTGCTTCAAAAGCAGCTTGCTTCCCTTCAAGTTCTTCTATTAATTTTATTCGTTGACCTTCGGCTGTTCCTGCAAGTTTCATCGCTTCTGTCAAAGCGTTTGTATCTTGAACAAATGAACCTAAAGCTTTTCCTAGTTCTGCTGTTTTAGCAACAAAAGCATCAAGAACTTGACCTGCTGCACTAGCTAATATTTGTCCACCAAAACCTCTTTCTGGTTTTTTGCGTGTTCCTTGAAATAAAGCACCACCAGCACCACCAAGAATTGCACCTGGCCCTCCTCCAAATAGAACAGGGAATCCAGCTCCAAGCATTAATCCTTCTTGTAATATCTGTCCTCTTTGTCTTTTTCTTTGTAATGCACCTCTTCTTCCTGCTCTTCTTCTGGCTGCATTTGCTACAGGATCATTAGCGTAAAGAGGTGATTGTTGTTTTTGAGCTTGCAATGCTTCTGCATTGCTTGTACCAAAAATATCTCTTTGAGCTTGAACACTTAAATTGACATTATCAATACCTTGATGAAGCACTCTTAAAATTTCTTTTCTTCGATTTAATTCAAGATTTACTTTTCTTTCTTCTACTAATAATTTACTTACTGCATTTCTGTTCTCTAAACTATTTGCAGTAATAGCTTCACCGATCCTAAGTTGAACATCTCCTAATCTGTCTTGAGCATTTGAACCCCAACCAGCACCTTTAGAACCTGGCCCTGCTGGACTGCCATATTGACTCCAAACTGGCCCTTTCATCATTGCGTCTTGATATGTTTTTGCTAAACGGATTCTTTGCCTTGTTTCATTTGTTATTCCATTTTCTATTTCTAAAATTTGTTTTGAAATAATTTGAAGCCTTCCTTCATCGTTTATTTCTGTATTTTTAAGTTCAGCTTTTTTCTTGGCTAATTGAAGTTCTAATCTTTCAATGCTAGAAGGCCCACGTCTTGCAGCCATTACTTCTGGTCTATCATTTAAGCTTCTTAAAGCATTTTTACCAACCTGCCCAGGGCTAATTAGCCCCATCATCATTGCACCAGCTACGTTATACATTTCCTTAAACATCCTTGCGACACGATTGATCGCTATCGCTGCTTGACGTTCAAATGCAGTAAAAGCCTGTGCAGCAGAAATAATCTGATTTAATCCGTTCCACGCAAGCGTTATTCCTGTAATTCCCTCTAAAATTTGTGCTGCCCAACGAGCATTAACAGAAGTATTTTCATTTAATAATTTTCCAAATAACGGAATCTTTTGAAGAAGACGACCAAAAGCTTTGTCAACGACAGGTACTTTTTTAATTAAATCACTAAATATTCTTGCTGATCCAATTTGACCAACTCTTGAAGTTCCTATTCCTTTTAAAACACCTCCAGCTTTTCCTCCTACATTTGCTAATCCTCCTGCCAATCCTCCTCCTAATTTTTTTAAATCAGAAAAAGCTTTTCCCCAACTAACTGTTGATTGACTAATTTGTGATTGGATTCTTGCTGCTTGCCTTAATTCAGCATTTAAAGCTTTTTGAGCTTCTCTAACACCTAAAACGGCATCTCTATAACCTAAAGCACTTGATTCTGTTTCATTTTGAATCCTTAATGCTTCTTGTAATGCTTTTTCTCGACCTGTAATGCCTCCAATATTTCTTTTTATATCTTGTGGTCTTTTTCTCTTAGGCTTATTTAATATTCCATCTACTCGTTTAATTTCTTTTTCTAATTCATTAAATTCACTACTATTCATTCTTACAGCTTCTTTTAACCGTGTTAATTCACTTCTATAGGCTCTTAATGCACTAATTGATTGGTACACCTGACCTTTTTGAGCAATTAATTCAGAAACAATTCCTCCAGCTTCTCCTCCTGTTAAAGCTCTTCCTCTAATAGCTCTTGTTTCTTGTTGTGCTTTATATAGTTGTCTTTGAACTTTTTCAGAAGCAACTAACGCATTTTTAAATTCTTTAGCATCAGTACTTATTCCTCTAAAAGTTGCTCTTAATTTTCCTAATTGACGGTCTAATCCAGCAGTTGTTGTAGCGTAATTTTTATTGCTTTTAGCTAAATCTTCTAATGTTTTTTTAAATCCTTCTAAAGCAGCCTTGCCTCCTTTTATTGATCTTGCATCAATTAAAGAAGTTCCTTTACTAATACCTGCTGCTAAATCTTGTATTTTTTTTAATCTTGCTTCAGTCTTTTTAAGCTGCCTTTCACTTTTAGTAATATTGACATTCAGATTAACGGTTATAACTTCTTCGTTAATTGCCACGACCCAGAATCCCTAATATTTCAACAGTTTACCTACTTCTGCGAATTTTTTGCATTTCTTTCTCTTGATCTTCGTTAAGAACTTGAAAATACGCACTCCAACCTAAGATTTCAGCCAAAGTCATTTGACGGATTTCTGTTAAAGATTTACCTAACTCCTTTGCAATACCAAACTGAAGCATTAACAAATTATCTTTACGCAGCTCCGCACTTAGGATTTTGGGTCGATGTCATCATCCTCTGTATTAATAACCGCAAGCATCAAAGTCTGAAGATCAGCATCCCTCACCTCATTCTTTAAAACATCAATTTCACCAATATTAAATAACCTACTACCGTTCTCATCTAACGCTTTTGTCATCAAAAGTCTTAAAGCAAATTCATTTGCATCGTCAGATTTAGCTCCTTTTTGTGCTCTCTCTCTTTCTGCCATTGTCAAAGGTGATACCCACATTTCAAATATCGTTCCATCAGATAATTCAACTTCCTTTTTTGTAGCTTCTAAATTTGCAGCTTTTTTTAAACGATCTATCGCTCTTAATGGTGAGCGTGATGCTCTAGGACTTGATGTCATAATAAAAATTTATATGCTAATAGTCTAGCGTAATAAACAATAAAAAACCCTGCTAAAGAGCAGGGTTCTTGGAACATTCCGATTCCGTAACTATTATGAACGGCTAAAGT